GGATAGCCAAATGATGCTCCATTTGAGAAGTCAATCTCTACTCCTAGTACTGGTCTTGACATTCTATATAGCCTCTAGGACTGTGCTCTGACCATTGTACTGACCACGCAAAAGTCCATTTCTAATTGTTTGAACTAAGTCTTGTTCTCCAGTTACTGTTCCTTGAACGGTTACATAAATATTTTGAGTTCCGCCACTGTTGCTACCCATTAGGCCTTTAGCACCATCCAAAGTTGGAGTGTTAAACTTTCCAGTTGGTTTGTCAGGAATTGAACTATTAAATGCATCTTGCATTGCTCTAAATTTAGATCTTTCGTCTACATCTAGTTGTGTTCTTGCTGCTGCTGCTGCAGCGTCTGCTGCTTCTTTTGCTCTAAAGTTAGCCAACTGAGTAGCCTGTGCTGCTGCAATGTCTGCTGCTCTTTGTGCAATTTCTGCTGCCTTTAATTGTGCTGCAATTGATGCTGCACCAATGGCTCCAGATTCACTTGCTGCCAATGCACTTGGATTAACTCCTGCTGCAGCCTTTGCTGCTGCGTCACTATCTCCTGCTGCTTTGGCTGCTGCGTAGGCTCTTGCTGATGCAGCACTTGCTGCTGCCTTAGCGTCTGCTGCTGCCTTTGCTGCGTCTGCTGCTGAGGCTGCTGAGGCTGCTGGGTCTTGAGTCTTTGGATTAGTTGCTATTGGTGTACATTTGCCATTAATCATTGTGGATCCAGTAGGGCATCCTGTTACAGTAGGTGGTGTAACAGTCTTTGGCATCGTGATTCCACCGTCACCGTAAGCACCCAGAGCCTTGTAATATTCATCCATTGCTTTTTTGGCTGCTATCCAATGGGTTTCTAGTCTCGCTATCAATGAAGGATCAAGGATATTTCCAGTAACCTTAACTGGAACACCCAACTTCTCAATCATTTCAACAATTTGTAGATTAGTGTCGCTATAGGCTTGCTTGATTGCAAGAATATCAGCATCACTTAATTCGCCATCCATGATGAGTTTGTAGTATGTGTAATACTTCTTGGCTTCTTCTGCGTTTAGACCATGAGCAGCACCAACTCTTTCAATGTCTGCTGTGCTATAGTTACCCTTTTTAATCAGGTCTGTAAAGTCTATATACATCTTGGCTTGCTTGTTGGTCATACCCCATGTGCTCATGAGCATTGCAACTTTTGCTTCACCAGTTTCTAGTGAGCCAAGTCCTAATACTTGCTGAACATACATCTTTGCTACATCTGTTGTAGTCTTCCACTTACCAGCAAGTGCAATAATATCTTTATCAGAAATAGTATTATCTGCAAGAGCAACAAGAATGTCGCTATATCTTTCAGCAAGTTTGTTTGATATTTCTTGTAGAGTAACTCTTTCTCTGAGTTTCTTAAGTTTTTCAGTTTCTAGTGCATTATCTTTTGCCTTAAGCAACAAAAGTTCTGCTGCTCTAAGACTAATGGCTTCTTGTTCTGCTGCCTCAAGACTACTTGTTGGAGTAATTCCTTTTATCTTTGCCTTAGATGCTCCAACTGTTACACTCATCTTCTTGAGTCTTGCTAGAACGGCATTTCTTTTTGCCTCTGCTGCATCTCTTCTTGCTTGTTCCTTTGCATTTCTTGCTTCCATTGCTGCCAAGAGTGCTCTTGACTTTTTTTCGTCCTCAGTCAATGAGGCTTCTTCTGCTTTTTGCTTCAGATACTTTTCGTGAGCAGCATCCATTGATTTAGAATAATCAAAGTTCTTCCTCATGGCTGCATCTGCTGCTTTAGCAGTATCGCTCATTACAACCTTTTGCTTTTCAAAGTTGCCTATGATCTTCTTACCAATAGCATAAACTGCTGTCATTGCTAGAAGCAAAAGAAGAATTGGCTTTGGAAGCAACAGTTTAAGTGCTTTACCAATATGGCTAATTCCTATTGCGACTGCCTTATAAATCTTTGAGCCAGCCATCAACTTACTGTGCATTAGTGCTATTGCAGCAGCATTTGCTGTATAACCAGTAGCATTCATAGTAAGTTGTGTCATGAGTGCTCTAGAAGAAACAGTGGCAGACTGTGTTTTTGCTTCTGCAATTGTTTGTACTGCTATATAAACTCCAAGTGCAAGTGTTAGGGCACCATAAACAATTGTAAGACCCTTGATAACTGCTGCTATCTGAATCCATCCAGCAATACCTACTGGAAGAATATTATTTACCTTCTCAATAAAGTTAAAGATATTTCCAAATGCCCTGGCAATTTCCTGAATATTTTTAGTTGTAGTGGCTAAAGCGTTTGTTAACTTATACTTATTCATGTCAAGGAATGCTTGAAGATTTGGCAGAACCTTGTTTTCAATGTAGAAAACCATTCTTGAAAGTTCAGGCATAAATGCCAAACCAATTTGATCCTTTATTTGATTAAACGCTAGGCCTAGTTTTGCTACTTGACCAGAAAATGTGTTGGCTGCTGCTGAAGCCTGTCCCTTGCTTATGTTTGCTAACTGAGTTAATACCTTACCCAGATCTTTTGCCTTGATTGCATCTGCATCAAGAGGTAATCCTAATTTTGTGAGGGCACCAAAGTTACCGTTTACTGCTTTGGAAAGTGCTGCTGAAACCGCAGATAAATCTTTTCCACTTGCTGCTGCAACATCTGTTGACAAAGACAGTAAAGCCTGTGCTTCCTCTAAATCTCCAGTTGCTGTTGCTAACTGCTGAAGTGCAGGAATTAGTTTTTCATTATCAATTGCAACCTGTAGTTCAAGAGAGTCTAAAAACTTTGCATTAGCAGCGATTGCTGCATCTGTAGCATCAGTATTATTTCTTAGAGCAATGTCTAGGGCTGATAAAGCCTTTTCATCTGCTGCAGCACCCTTTACTGCATCTACACCAAGTTTAATAGCATAGGCAGCAGTGGCTGCACCAAGTACTGCAAAAGACTTTGTTGCTTTCTTGCCAAATGCATCAATCTTCTTACCAAGTTTGGCAATGTCTTTTTGTGCTGCCTTTGAGCCTTTATCAGAATATTGGGAGAGAATTCTGGCTATTACTGCACCTGTTGCCATGCTATGCACTCTCCTTTGATAAATTTTGTTGTAACTTCTTCTTTGCTATATCTAAAGCCTCATAAACATTCTTAACAATTCTGTCTCTGTTTTTGTCTACTGACTTCCAGATAAGACGAGATGCCTGTGATTCTTTCTTCTCAAGGTTACTAATAAATGTACCAGTACCTCTATTTGTTCTGCCAGATAGTTCATAGATTACACCTGCTGCAGATCTGTTCTTTAATGCTCCTGCTGAGGTTGTATAGTCTTTTCTTGCTTTACCCTCAACTTTTGTAGATGTAATACCTGATTTAATAATACTTTGATCCCAAGCAGGCCAACCAGCACCACCACGAGTACGAGGCTTAGCAGGAGGCTGTGTGTTCCACCCACTAAGAGGTGGATCACCAGCGACAAATCCTTGAGCATCTTGTTTAGCATTTTTGAGTTCAGAATTTAATACCTTAGTGAATTCTTTAACTGCTTGCTTATCAAAAGAATCTAATGCTTTTAGCGTCTCTTTAACACCACTCAACACCATAGCATTTTGGCTCATTTATTTGCTTCCTTATTTTTTTCTTTGAGATAAATAACAATTGCTTCAAGTATACCGTCTGGTGCTTCAAGCAAGTCATTTGGAGATATTCCAGTCTCCACAGACAACATTGCTACCGTATAGGTTAGGCTGTTTCTGTGGATTCTGAATTTGGGTCTACAACTAACTCAACACTGTCTAAAGTGTCAAGGAAACCGTCGCCCCATGGCTTTACAACTTTCCCACTGTCCTTCAATGCACTCCATGCAAGGAAGTAGATGTGTTCTAGTTTCTGGTCTTCGCCAAGTAACTTAGCAAATCCCTTGCCGAACTTTTGTTCAAACTGGACTATTGACTTTGGTCGTAGAGATAGTGTTCCCTCAAACCCGTCAGTAGTCTTTACTTTTATTTGTAGTCCATCCATTTGTTGCCCCTTTTCTTAGGTTATTGTTTTTGTTATTTCGCCTGATATAGGCCATGTCACATTTACCGTTGTGATTTCACCAATCGCAGACGACAAAGGTTGCCAATCTGTAATTATAGCAGTAAATGTATATTTTGGGTTACTTGCACTTACTACAGAAGATTTTGGAAGGACTTCAATTGATACTGGTGTACCAACTTTTGAGTTAGCAAGGGATGTTCCATTGATAATCTCTTCTAGTCCATTGTCATCAAAGTCTTGATAGAATTCAAAACTTACTGAATTTTGTCCAAGTCCTGCAATAAGTGTTCTGTAAACATTGTTCATCTCTGTAGTCTCAATTGTTTCATGGGTCGTTGCAAGTGATATTGAAGAAATATAATCGCTTATATCGTAAATACCATCAAGACGAACATACGCATTAGTTAAGACTAGTTTTGACATATTAAGGTGTTGTATCCTTTACGATTGCACCTGAGATTGGCCATGTAACTGAAGCAGTTGCGAGTTCGCCTACTGCACCATTTACTGGAGTCCACTCTGAAAGCAACGCAGAAAATATGTACTGAGGCGAATCAACAGAGATTGCAGCATTTACAGGCTGCACTTTGATTTGTTGTACTGTTCCTAGTAGTGGGTAGATTGTTGCTTCTACTTCACCTGCTGCGAAATCCTGATGGAATTCTAGTGTTACAGCATTGTCAACAAGACCTGCTTGTCGTGTTCGTGCTGCTGCTGGTACATTTCCTCCACCAAACGCTGTTGTCTCAACTGCGTCCCATGTTGAAGAAAGTGAAACTGATGCGACATGATCGCTGAGGTTTACTCCTGCGATTTCAACATCAACATTTGTTAATACGATTCTTGCCATTGTTATTTATCTCCTTGTTCATTATCTAGATTAAAAACAGGAAACTTTTCTTCCTGTTGTACTGCTGGTACTTCTTTTATTGCTGGTGTTGCCTTTGTTACACTTGCGGCTTTGATATGTCCTGATTCAAGAAGAAATTCAACATTTCCGCCTGCACCAAGTATATCATCTTTGGTAAGTTTCTCATCTTTTACCTTACCGCAAACTTTCTTGTTTGAGATTACTGTATATTCCATTGCTTCTCCTTAGCCCCAAATTGTGAGGTTATAGCGATATGATAAGAAAGACTGCTCACCAGAAGTATATGTACCACTGTCTGCACTTATAACTCTGAGTGTATCAACAAGGCCACCTAATGTTCTGTCTGACTCTATAGCAGTTTTGATTGATCCATTACCACTACCTGCCAGAAAATTGTCAAGTTTGTCTTGTCCACTTCTTTCTGATATTCTTTGAACAATCACAAAGATATCAACAGATGCTTGGTCTAAGCCACGAGCATTGTCAATGTCAAATGTGAAATCTAGTTGTCCTACTACTGCACATGGCGGAACAATAACATCTGGAATCAATTCATAGACTCTCAAGTTTGTTATTGTCTGTAGGTTATTTTTTAACGCATCTCGTACGCCGTTAACATTGGTAATTGCCATTAGAATGCCAACCCAAAGTTTCTACGGTATGTCTTTAGAAGCATCTCAACATCTGGATCTAGACGAGAGTTCAAACGAACTGTTCCTAGTTCTACAGATCCTGCAATACCAAACGGAGATTGCTTTCTAACAAATAATCTTGATGCCTGAATCTTGCAGGCTAATTCTACTTCATAAGGTACTTCCTTGAAGCCCCATACACCAGTTATCTTAACTGTCTGAGGAAAGAAGTAAGGAAAGACATATGTCTGAATTGCTAATAGTCTTGTTATTGGCATACCTACTTCTGGATTATTAACAGGCTCATACATAATGTCTGTGTCT